AAAAGAAAGATAAAAGAAAGATAAAAGAAAGATAAAAGAAAGATAAAAGAAAGATAAAAGAAAGATAAAAGAAAGATAAAAGAAAGATAAAAGAAAGATAAAAGAAAGATAAAAGAAAGATAAAAGAAAGATAAAAGACAAGAAAGGTTAAAGAATAAGAATAAATATATACATATATTATAAATGACTGAACAAAAAACATTGACACCTATTGAAGCAATAAATGAATTTTATAGATTAAAAGATAAATATGAAAGCGAATATTATGAAAAATATGTTAAACCAATAATCAAAAGTAACAAGTCAAAAAGAGAAAAACGAATTGAATACTCTAAATTGCCCAAACATGAATGTATTAATTGTAAAAGAAATGTAGGAACAATTTTTACTATTACTAATACTGAAGAATTATTAAAAAAATTTATTGCGAAATGCGGTGATTTTCAAGAACCGTGTCCATTAGATATTCAAATATTATATGCGACAAGAGATAAATTTGATAAACTTATTAATATTGGATTAGCTGGAGTTGAAGAACTTAAACTAAGAATAATAAAAGAAAAAAACAATTCTATTTTCTTTAATAAAAATGTTGTAAATATTTTTGATGAAATAACCCAAGATCTTAAAACAGAAACAGAGAACGTTGGGTTCATAATTGAAACTAATTTGCTAAGAAACGATAATCCTGAAAAGCGTAATTTATTAAACAAAACTATTGATGAGTTTGGAAAGGGTTGTATTTTACCATTTAAAGAAATGGTTAAAGAGTATGTAGATACTAACAACGAATTAGTATTAAATACTGCTGTAAATTTTTATATAAACGAATTTATACCTAAACTCAAAGAAATACAATCGCTAAAATATGATGTGACGATTGTTGAATTTGATAATATTACAAATATGTATAATTTAATTCAATTGCCTAATTCATTAGAGAGTAATGAGTTTTTTATTGAGTCTGATGATAAAGTCGTAAAATTTATTAGAGGTGTAAGAAAAGAAAAAAAGAAAACACGAAAGGAAGAAATAGATTTATTACAAAAACCAAAGAAGAAGACTAGAAAAATAAAACCAATTGCGGAAATTGTTTTAGAAGAGGATATTGAAGAGCCATTAAACGAAGAACAAGAACAAGAACCAGAACCCGTTACTAAAGATATAATATTAGAAAGCAAATTTGAAGAGTAAACAATTATTATTAAATTATTTTAAAAAATATTTGCCAAATATATGATAGCTAAATATATATCATTACCTATATTTTTAACGAGTTTTGCTATAGGATTGTTTTTTATTTATATTTTAGGTCCAGAAACAAAAACCATATACATATATCCTAGTCCTGAAAATTACATGAAGACTCAATATAAAGATAATTCTGGACAATGTTTTCAATTTAAGCCAGTTGAAACGCAGTGTCCAATAAACCCATTATCAATTAAAACAATTCCTATTCAAAATTAAAGGTTATATTATTTTATAACAACATAATATAATGTATTTGGATAAATTTGTTCATAGCAATACTGGTAGAATATTAATGTCAATATTGTTGGGAATAGGTTTAGCAACATTTTTTAGAGTTGCATGTAAGGGCAAACAATGTAGAGTAATAGCATCTCCACCATTAACTGATTTAGAAAATCAAACATATAGATTTAATAATAAGTGTTATAAATTAGAAAAAAATGCGATGGATTGTAGTGCCAGTAAAAAAACTGTAAAAATACAATAAATTATAAAATACAGTGAACAATAAAATTATAAACATTTGAATTATAATTTTAATGCGATATTGTATAGTTTTTCTTTTCGGTAGTTGTAATATAATATGTCTGAAATTAATACTACAAGTATTAATGATTTGCCAACAGATCCATCTGGTGGAGGGTCTATTGGAGGAAACATTAATTTAGCTATTAATGAAAACAATGTTTCTATACCACAACAAAATCCAGGTTCTCTATCTCTTGATCAAAGCACAATTAGTCAGATTGTAAATGGATTACAACAAGCTAGTTTAACTGGCGCAACATCATTACCAAGTCGTGATATTCCTTTACATACTGAACAACTAACAAATGATATGCAAGTTCAGCCAAATTATATTCCTCAACCAGTATCGCGAGATTATATTAATGATGAACGTGACGATTTGAATACTTATTATGCTTCGGAAAAAACCCAAAATTCATTAGATTCTCTTTATGATGAGTTACAAGCGCCATTATTATTAGCTATTTTATATTTTTTATTTCAATTACCCTTTTTTAAAAAAAATTTATTTAAATATTTGCCATTTTTTTGCCATTCTGATGGAAATTATAATTTTAATGGATTAATTTTTACGTGTGCTTTATTTGGATTTATTTATTATTTATTATCAAAGACTGTTAAAAAATTTAGCAAATTTTAATATTAATATTAATATTATTATAATATATGTTAGACACATATATTAAAGAAATTACACAACATCAATCAGATGTTATAAAATCGTTTGCCATATTTTATTTATTGTTAGTTGGCAATTATATTGGAGGAAGTTTATTTACTTGTTTTCAAATAACATATATCAAAGAACATAAATGGCTTCAATTATTAATATCATTTTTGTTATTTTATTTTTTAGTAACACTAATATCAAATACTGGTAAATTAAAATTTACTCCTCCAATTGAAAAATTATTATATTCTATATTTTATTTCTTTGGATTTTTAATTGTTATGCGGTTGGATATGGTAATTTCTGCATTTGCGTTATTATTAATTTTTATAGTATATTTTATTGAATTAAATAAAGATTTTTATTTAGAAAAAGGGATTAAAATCAACGACCCCTTAGAACAAGATATATATAATGACCACAAATATTGGATAACAATGGATTGGCCTGTAAAAATTCGTCTATTTAATGTTAAACCAAACGATTTTAAATTCATTAATCGGATTGAAACAATTATTTATTACATTATTGTAATTTTGTTAGTTGTTGGCTTTATATCATATGGTGGAGAGATACATGATACTGTGATGCATTCAAAAACATTAACTTGGCTTGATGTTATTACAGATACAAATATTTGTGTCTTAAAAGACCGAAAAAGTTTCTGGCATTATTTTAAAGTTGGTTTAGCATTGAAAATATAATTAAAAAAACAATCCTTTTGTCTTTCTTGTCTTTCTTGTCTTTCTTGTCTTTCTTGTCTTTCTTGTCTTTCTTGTCTTTCTTGTCTTTTTTATATTGCCTCGTGTATAACTTTTGTCTCGTGTATAACTTCTGTTTTTTTTCATATGACTTTCTGTTCTTTTATTTGAGCCCTCTTTAGTTGAACCCTCTTTAGATGTCCCGTCTTTAGTTTCTGATGGTCTATATCTTAAAAACCATTCTTCATATTCAGCACTATCTTTTTTATCTTTTAATTCATTATATTTTTCTGCCTTTTCAGCTCGCATTTCTTCAATTGTTTCTTGATGACCCATACAATCAATACTAAAACGTTTTAATAATCCTTTTTGTTCTAATCTGTTTTTTTCTTGAACGTCAAATAAATATGTAGCCATACATAAAATTCTGTCTTTATCGTAATATGGGCGATTTGCGTATAAAAATGCTAACCAAAAACTAAGCATAGTATCAATTGTTGCTATTTTAATATCATAACCATTATCTTTAACAATATTGTAACTATGACACGCCAATGGTTCATAAATAAACGCAATTGTATCTTTTCCTACTCTTATTTCGTAATGAGGTGCTATTACTTCTCCAACTCCTGGTCTCTTAATTATCTTAACATTTTTAACATCAATATCAGCTAATCTTTCTTTAACAATTTGTGCTGTGAGCATAGGCTCTTCAGAAAGCACATCAAAATCAGGAATTTTCTCTAATTTATGTTGTAATTTTTTGGGCATATATTTTGAATATAATGATAAAGCATATCCTCCTAAAAATACAACACCTTGGTCTATAAATGTGTTTTGAATATTTTCATAAATCTTATTAGCATATTCTGAATTATCCATTTTGCGCTGAAATTGAATGCTTGAGCATTGTTTGGCAGAAAGTGGATAATGTTTATTTAATAATGTTAATCTTTTTAACACTTTTTCCCATCTACTTATATCTCCAGCTGGTCGTGATAATTCTAAAAACATATTCATTCGAAGCAGATTAGGAGGCGAATATAAAATTCCAGCTATTTTAACTGATTCTTTTTTAATAGCCGCGAAAAGTTCTTTTGGTATATTGGTAATATCTGCTACAGGTATGAAATTAACAAAAACTTTATATGTTCCGTGATGTTGGCCAGATTTTGCCTCAACCTCTTGAAAACCATTTTGCATATAAATATCGGCTAATTCTTTTGCGTCATTTAATGCGTTTGAACTATAAAAATCATAATCAGGTATTTCCGCATCTTTATTATAGAATTGGTCTTGTTTTGGTAAAATATTGTTAATGCTTAGTCCTCCATAACAAATTAATTGCTTTTTTCTTAAAAAATTTTCTACAATGCTAATTATGTGTTTAACTTCTGGAGAATTAGCAACCTTTCTGCCTTGTATATCTTCTGCTTTATCAATGGCTGCTCTTAATATTGCTAATTCACAATCATTAAATGACATTTTTTTATCGCATACTTCTTTCATAATATAATTATATAAAAAATAATTATATTATATGATGAAAACTATTATATTTTTGATTAAATAGAAAATTTATAGAAATCTGATTGAACTGTTCTTGTGGCATATGCCAAATCAGGATTTTGTGGTGGAGGTAAAGGCACTGTAACAGGGATATAACGCAATTTTTCTGGTTTTAATACAAAGGCATATCCATTTTCATTAAAGAATACATCATTTTCTTCAATGTTAGTATCAATTTTTTGATATCTCATTCCTAAAAGTTGGCAACCAGTTTCTCGCATAACTATTGAACTTGGATTATCTGGACTTGAACCTTTATCTGGCATTCCAATTGTCATATTTTGTTTATTAAAATCAATGAGTTCGCTCATATCAGGAGTATATTTAATGTCGTAGTAATGTAATGCTCTCATAAAAACTGAATTGCTTGTTATATTAATAAATTTATAAAATTCTGGGCATTCTAAAAATGATGTGTTGCTTCTATCAACGACAATTATAACCTTTCCTAATAATTTTCTTAATTCAACATTTCCGAAATTTTTACCATAATATTCAGAATCATATTCTTTGCCTAACAATATCGAGTCATAATTTTCTAAAAGTTTAGCGAAGTTTTTATACATTGCTTGATTTGTGCTTTTAATACGTAAATGAATAATGATTGGGTCAAGTGAGTTTGGAGCGGTTGAAGTCGCAAAAGCATAATCGCGAACAATGTTCATAATGTCGCTAAAATTAACATAATTAAATGTTTCTTTTACATAATAACTGTCGCTTGTTGAAGTTGCTACAATTGGCTGGTCATTTATTGAAAATATTTCAAAATCAAGACCTCTAACACCTTGCTTTAATAAATCTTTTAAAACACAAGTATCAACATAATCATTTTTGTAATTTCCTCCACTACAAGCATTATAAGCAGTCTTAATATAATAGTCTTTTAATGTATAATTAAATTGTTCAGTATTATCAATTGATCTAATTTTACCATTTAAATCGCCATAAATTGAATTCATTGTAGAACATTGTCTGCTTTTTAAACCACTATAATAAAAATAATATAATAAAGCTATTAATATAATAATAAGGGTAATAGCAACAATTAAAAACACGGCAGTTGATTGTTTTAATTGTGTAATCGTTTTAATAACATTTTTTGAGACATTTGAAGCGTCCATAGTATAGTATATTATATACATAAAATAATATGAACTTTAACATTGTTATAAAGTTTTCAATAAATAATATAATGTTCAATAAAGAATTAAATATATTATTATAATATAAAATATGCCTGGTGGCTTATTAAATTTAGTATCAATAGGACAGCAAAATGTGATTTTAAACGGAAATCCCACAAAAACTTTTTTCAAATCTACATATTCTCAATATACTAATTTTGGGTTACAAAAATTTATTGTTAATTTTGAAGGTTCAAAAACTTTGCGTTTATCAGAAGAATCAACGTTTACTTTTAAAATTCCTCGTTATGCTGATTTATTAATGGATTGTTATTTATCTGTTGCTCTGCCAAATATATGGAGCGGAATATTGCCTCCACAACAAGTAACTGAACAAACAACATCGCAAGGTCTAGGAAATATTGAACAATGGGCTCCATATGAATTCAGATGGATTGATAATATTGGCGCAAAAATGATTTCTAAAATAAGTATAACTTGTGGAAATTATACATTACAAGAATATTCAGGCGATTATTTGTTAGCAGCTGTTCAACGAGATTATAATACTACAAAACGCGATTTATTTAATAGAATGACTGGACATGTTCCGGAATTAGTTGATCCAGCAAACTCAAACTCTCGTGTAAATTCTTATCCAAACGCATATTATACTGGCGACTTAGCTGGACCAGAACCATCAATTAGAGGAAGAATTTTATATATTCCATTAAATAATTGGTTTGGATTAAAATCTCAAATGGCATTTCCATTAACATCGCTTCAATATAATGAATTACATATAACCATAACAATGAGACCTATAAACCAATTATTTGTTATACGTGATGTTTTTGACGCAACTAACAATTATCCTTACGTAGCTCCAAATTTTAATTTGTGGTATATGCAATTTCATCGTTTTATACAACCTCCTCCAGATGTATCCCTTGATATAAACTCATATTCTGATTTGAGGTCATTATGGAATGCTGATATTCATTTAAATTGTACATATGGATTTTTATCAAATGAAGAACAGCGTTTATTTGCTTTACAAGAACAAAAATATTTGATTAAACAAGTTTATGAAAGAACATTTCCAAACGTTACTGGACCAAATAAAGTTGATTTATCCTCTCTTGGAATGGTGTCAAATTGGCTTTTTTATTTTCAACGAAGTGATGCTAATTTAAGAAATGAATGGTCAAATTATACAAATTGGCCATATAATTATTTACCATTAAACGTTATTCAAGCTCCAACTTCAGGGGTATATACAATTTATAGAAATACTCCAGGAGGATTAATACCAGTTCAAATAGGTCCAGGAGTAAATCCAGATGGAACATTAACAGGTATTTTAATAAATCAAACGTATAATCCTCAAAATGATAAACTTATATTAGTTGCTATGGGAATTCTATTAGATGGGTCTTATAGAGAAAATATACAAGCTTCGGGAGTATTTGATTATATTGAAAAATATACAAGAACAACTGGAAATGCTCCTTCTGGTCTATATTGTTACAATTTTTCTATACATTCAAATAATTCTGATTTACAACCATCTGGTGCAATAAATATGAGCAGATTTAATCAGATTGAATTGGAATTTACAACTATTATACCTCCACTTGACCCATTAGCCCAAAGTTTAACTATTTGTGACCCAGAAACCGGAAACATTATTGGCGTTAATAAACCAACTTGGAGAATTTATGATTATAATTTTGACTTACACGTATTTGAAGAGAGAATAAATTTTGTTAACTTTATTGGAGGAAATGTAGGATTGATGTATGCAACATAATTTATTCTTTAAGTTCAAAATTAAAACATATTTTTGAACTTAATATATGGCCCTATATATTATTAATAATTGTCATAGATATCAAGTGCTTCGTTAGCTCAGTTGGTAGAGCATACGGCTGTTAACCGTGAGGTCGAGAGATCGAAACTCTCATGAAGCGATTATCTTTTTCTTATTTTTTTATTTCTTATTTTTTTATTTCTTATTTTTTTATTTCTTATTTTTTTATTTCTTATTTTTCTTATTTTTCTTATTTTTCTTATTTTTCTTATTTTTCTTATTTTTCTTATTTTTCTTATTTTTCTTATTTTTCTTATTTTTCTTATTTTTCTTATTTTTCTTATTTTTTCTATTATTTAATTGACGAATTTGACGCTGGCGGAGTTGTTTCATAAAATAATCCTGTTGCTGATATGGTCATTGGATATTTTGGTTCATTATTTTTAATCGGAATATTTGAAGCTATCGGAATTGCGTTTGAAATTCCTTCACTATATTTATCTGCGGATTCTCTTTTTTTATTATATAACTCTAAACCTTTATTAAAAGAGTTTGACCATATATCCAACCCTTCATAAGGTCTTTTTATTTGAGCATCCTTTGAATTCTCATATATTTGAGCAAAATCAGCATTATGCTTATCATATCCTGTAGTCAATGGACTATATTGTAATCCTTGATTTTGACCTAATTTACCAGCAGCATCATACGACATTACGTCATTTTCCAATTTTTGTTTAAATTTTTTATTTGGAGTACATCCATAACAATCTATATCTGATGTACATTGCTCATTTGTAATTAAACATTTCGCATTTGGACCACAAAAATTTTTACAATCAATAGGATCATTTATTGGCAAATTTACAGTATGACTATATAATGGAGAATTTGATGAAAAACATTCACGCACTTTTACACCATATTTTACAATTAACCAAAATAAAAATAAACAAAATAATGTATATGTTAATGTATATTTATAATCAAGCATCATACATATAATATATATTTTATTTGGATTCATTCATTTTGATTAATGAATTAAATTAATTATCCCAGAATTTAATATATATTAATTATAACTGATGTCTACAACAGATGCTATTGATGAAAAAAAAACGGAAGAATCAGGATTTACACCTGATTTTAAAGGATTTGCAACAAATTATATATCTAGTATTATTTTTACAATAGGCATTTCCATCTTTATTATTGGAGGACTTGGGTTATATACTACAAAAATAGCTCAAGCTAATATTTTGCCAGATAATATTGAATTAGCACCTTATACAATTATTGACCGTATAGTTACAGATATACCAATTGACATAAATATTATGAGAACAACAATGTTTTCTGACAATAAAGATACATTTTCTCAAAAAGCATTATTTAACTCACGAGAATATTTAGATAGTTTTAATAATAGTTTTTTATGTTCGCTTAAAAAAAATGCTGACCCAAATGGTGGACTTTTTTCCAATGGTCCGCTTTTTTTTTCAAGTGTTTATGAGAACTTGATCGCTAAAAATTTTTTAGCTATTAATACTATTTTCTTTTATTTAAGTTACATTCCTGAATCAATCATTATGTTAGTTTATGGATTTTTTGGGATATTTTTATGGATTTCATTATATTTTTTTAATGTTTGTATCAGCATATTTTATCATATAATAAATATACCTCAATTATTTAGAACAGTATCTCAAGAGAATGATAAAAATTGGGAATCAACGAAAGACATTAGTTTTTTGCGAATGGACAAATTATTCATTTTTTTCTTTTGGTTTTTCATTGGACTATTTTCTACATTTGTTACGCCATTCTTTTTTACTATTTATGGATTGGCTGCTCCTCTATTTGCTTCATATTACGTTAAAAATAAACGTTACAATATATTTGACTTTATTAAAGATACATTTGTATATAAAAAGGTTTTCTTTTTTATTCTAGCAACATTAAGTTTGTGTTCAAATGGACTTAAATATTTAGGCAAAACCTCCATAATTGGAATTATTGTCGCAATCATTTTTGCTTATGTTATGGGCTTATACACAAATGAAATGCCAAAAGATAAAACAGACGGTTTTACAACAAAAATAAGACAAAATATGAAACAATCTAAGGTTATAGATGTAAATCTTAAAGATGCAAGTTTAGTGGAAATATGTAAACAAATACCAGCCGATGATGAAAAAATAGAAAAAATAATAAAAGATAATCCTACTCGCTTTAGAAAACTAACAAAACCAAAGTCTGTAGGAGGAGATGCCGATAATGTCGAAATTCAACCATCAGAACAATTAGAGGCATTTAAACAATCAGCAGTAGAACAAATCGCAGAAGAACCATTAACCCAACAATTAGAACCAACAGTAGAACCAACAGCAGAACAACCATTAACCCAATCAGTAGAACAACCATTAACCCAATTAGAAACAGCAGAACCAACAGCAGAACCAACAGCAGAACCAACAGCAGAACCAACAGCAGAACCAACAGCAGAACCAACAGCAGAACCAACAGCAGAACCAACAGCAGAACCAACAGCAGAACCAACAGCAGAACAACCATTAACCCAATTAGAAACAGCAGAACCAACAGCAGAACCAACAGCAGAACCAACAGCAGAACCAACAGCAGAACCAACAGCAGAACCACCAACCCAATCAGCAGAACCAGCAGCAGAACCAGCAGAACCAGCAGCAGAACCAGCAGCAGAACCA